ACAGCTCGGTCTTGATCGCGTGGTCGACATAGGTGTAGAGCACGACGCCGGGGAAGTTGTCGATCGTGGTGCGGCTGATCCGCGTGCCGAAGGTGACATTCGCGCCCTTTGCAGGGTGAAAGAATCCGCCGGACTCTTGGCAGGTCGCATAGACGCGGAAGGTCGCAAAGCCGGAGTCGATCAAGCCGCACTCGGGCTTCACGATACCGCCGCTCGGTGTAGCATAGGACCGCAGTGGCGGATCGCGGAGAAGATCCTCGACTGAAAGCGTGGTGCCGTAGTCCAAGACATAGGATGATCCATCGGAAGCGAATGCGGTAGTGACCCAGTGCTGCTTGTCTTGCCCGACATCGGCGCAGGTGACGACATGCGCGGGTTCGTCGATCGGGCAGGTGCCGACTTCGTAGCTGCCGGAAAGGCCGAGGATCTTGGCGTCGCCGATGCTGGTCTCGACCTGCTCCCACGGCAGGGCCATGGTCGAGTTGGTGAAATCTTGCAGACCGTTGAGGGTTTCCGAATCGCGCAGGAACTTGACCGCCAGCGCGCCGAAGGTACAGGACCGCCATGGTGCGTAGAGTGAATTGAGGTGGAATGAGCGGAAGCCTTTTTGCGCCGATTCATTGGTGCATTGCCATTTCCCCTGCTGGAGCATTTCCATTTTCTGCCCGTCGTTGATCGAGCCGTGGCAGTGCTGGCATTCGTAGCGCGCGGATTCTTCGACCTGCGCCATGTTCCACTTGCCGTCGGCCTTGGCCTCGCGGTCCCACTTCACCTGCTCCCACAAAAGCTCGATGCGTTCCGCGCAATTCGGGCATGGCAGCATGAACTTTTCCTGCGTGCCTTTGAGGTATTCCTTCCAGATCGGTCCCTCGGGCGTGGTCGGTGTGCTGGTCTTTACGCGGAGGGCGCCGACGAAAGATTTCGTGCGGTTTTCGGCGAGGTGAAGGGCGCTGGTTTCCTTGTCGGTCTCGGTGGCGAACTTGTCGACCTCGTCGAGTAGTAGAAGACCGGCGGGGCGGCTGGCAAGGTTGGCCGGTGAGTTGGACCCGACAAAGACGAGCGAGCATCGGCTGAAGTGTTGCTCGAGGGTTTTGAATTTGTGGCGATCGGCGGGCTTTTGAGCCGAGAGCGTGGCGCTGTCATCGAACAGCGGCATCCATCGCGTTTCGGAAAATGATCGAGCAAGGCCTTCTGTCGGCATGACCCACACCATCGGCTGCGGCTTGTTGCAAATTCTCCACGCGGTCCCTGCTTGGATCATGGTGGTCTTTCCCGTTTGCGTTCCAAAGACGAGCACGACATCCGTCACATCGATGTCACCGAAGCACTCGAGCGGTTCGCGCAGGTACGGCGTCATCGAGACGGAAAAAGCGCCAGGCATTTGCGTCTGACGCTCGGAGAGAATCACCTCATCACTGCACCAATCGACCACCGACCGGCGATCGATCGGCGCGTAGATCGAGCGGATGTGCTCGCGCAGGGCTTCGGCGGCGGGGGTCATAGGGCACTCAAATCGAAGTCACTAGTTCTCCGACCATGCTTATCGATTATTTTTAGGAGAATTTCCGAAACGGTTTTTTGAACCGATAAAGACGGGTGCTCGACAACACATCCTCGCAAATCGCGAACCACTTGGCCCTCTTCACTAATTCGTTTCTTAGACTCCCTGAAATGCGACAAATTCTCATCAAAAATTTCAATGATAGCATCGGGGACTCCTTCATTGAGTAAATCTTTAGCCTTTTTTGAGCTCATGGCTTACCTGTATTGTTTGGGTGTTTTTGATGTGGTCGGCTTTTACCTCATTATATGGGCTTTGCTGTTCGATGTTAAGAAGTTCTAGCATTGGGCTATGATTGGCGCCTTCTGGAACCTCGTTAAATATCTCGTCAACAATAGTCGTCATAAAATCTGATAATGAATCATCTGTTGAAATCTCGATGTTTTCAAGTCTTGGGTTTTCGTTAAGATTCATTGAGGTGCGAGCGACCACTGACCAGTTTTCATTTCTAACAACAAAAAACTTCGCATGTGTTCTGATTGCACGAATTGAATCTTGTCCAAAACGCTTGCGCATGTGGTAGCAGTATTCCGGTTGGCGACTCTCAAATGATCTATCAATAACCATGCGGAGTCTTTTTATTTCCGCAGAGTCGAGAAGTGCTTTTGCTTTTTCCAAATGCGCATCAGCGGCTGTCCATGTTGAAAGATCAACATAGGCTGGGCCGGTCTGTTTAAGAACATGAACAAGCGCATCGATAAGACTAAATTGTCCAAATGTTAAGATGTAGATATCTTGGTTTTTTTTGAGATCGCCGATTGATTGCTCAGCTGTCAATGATTTGCTCAGACGAATATCTCTAGACGCTGTTTTTTTATGAACCCTGGCGGTTGCTGCGTTTGTTTTTTTCACTGTTTTTAATTCCTTTCTTTCTTCTATTAGACATTTCTGTCGCTCTTTGTGCTGCTGATAATTTTGACCAGCGTGAAAGAGCAGCTTTGCTTTGTTGCGTTTTTATTTCATGGCCACACTTGGGACATTTCATGTGTGAAATGTATCACGACACACGCGCATGTCAAAAGGAAAAGGAAGTTTTTTATAGGGTTTTTCGAATCATTTCTGTGAGATTGTCGATCCATTCAGCGAGCGCGTTTTCGATCGCTTTCTGGGGTTGGCCGTAGAGCCGAGGTGCGAGGGTCTTGGCTGCGATTTCGAGAGTCTGCTTCACCGCCACATGCGGGCGACCGGCGATCTCCTTGGCCTCGTCGAAGTAGAGCAGAATCCCCTCAGCGCGTTGCCACTCCTTGAAGTCGCGCTCGGCTTTGTGGCGGTTGTTCCTGGCGGCGATGTAGATCGAGTTGGCCTTTCGAATGTCCTCGATCGATCCGCCGTTCCGTTTGCAGAGCACCAGTTCGTTGTAGCCGACCTTTTCCGCCAACCTCGCCCGGCGAAGTGACTGGCGCGGGGTGTTGTCATCGTCATCCGGTTCGGGCGCGTCATGCGCTTGGGCTGTGACCGGCTGGGGCTTGGCGACCGGCGGCGGGGCGTCCATCACCTTTTTGTTCTTCCGGGGCTTTGGCTTCGCGTTCACCTCACGCCACGCCTGCGCTGCATCCACCGAAGTGGTCGGCATCCCCTTCTTCACGAACCGCGAAACGAGACCTTTGTCGATCTCGAGGGCTTTGCTCAGTTCCGTGATCCCCATGGCGAAGTCAACAAAGGCTCAAAAGTCAACACTCAGACAACTGACGAGAGTGGTCCAACACCAAATGAGCGCTCTCGCGTAGGAGACTCCCTAAATTTTTTCGGTCGATCGTTTTCATTTCCCGAGAAGTTCGCGGATGCGTTTCGCCTGCTGCTCCATCGGCTCGAGAAGATCCAACGCTCGTTTGAGTCGGTCGTCATCCCATGTCTCGACCTCGCCGCTCATCTTCCGCTGCCAGAGAACGAAGGACTGATGGACGCCTTCGATGGTGACGATCGCCTTCGACTTATCGGCAGGGTTGAGTGGCTCGGGCTTCGTGGGTTCGGGCAGGCCGAGGCCAAGCTCGAGCTGCACTTCGGTCTCTGCCACATAGTCGACGCCCCAGCGATCGGAGGCGAACGAGCGGGACTGGCTGAGCCACTTGGCTGCGGACTTCTTACAGATGAGTAAGTTGCGGTGGATCTCCTCCCATTGTGACTGGGTGGTGTCGGTTGGGATGCTCAGCTCCTTGAGGCCGAGCATGTTGGTGTCGATGATGTTCATGTGTGGTTTCTATTTTGTGGATGTGAGCCGGGCGCGGGCTGCGGCCTTGGCTTTGGTGAAAGGGTCTGTTGCTTTCGCTTTGTAGGTCTCGCGGGTTGAGTTCGCTTTGCGGTACTTGGTGCAGTCGAAGTTCGTGTCATTGCCGCTCAGGATGTCACGGATGCCCACGACATAGTGACTGATCAACGCGCGGGTGACGCCAAGCTCTCGGGCGATCTCGGCTTGGGATTTTTTCCCGTTGAGTTGATCGAGGCCGGATGCCAAGGCGAGGGCGTGAATGGTGGCGGGTAGGTTGTTGGACTGAAGCAGCAGGCCGATGACTCGAGCGAGGATGAGCGACTGGTTCCTGATGACAGCATCCTCCCGCATGCGGATGATCTTGCGGGCGGTGAATAGGCTGACGCCGAGGTCATCCGCGATGATCTCCTCCTCGGTATCGATGAGGGCGGCCATGTCGTGCGTGTAGCTCGCTTGATTCTCGTGCAGCATTCGGTTGCGTGGTCTGTCATCGATTTGATGTTGGGTTGATGTGTTCGCAATGTTAGTTGCCTCAAAATTTCATTTTAGCGCCGTGAGCGATGATTTTTCATTGTTCGAGGCCTACGGGGTCTACGGGGTTAAGTTTCCAACTTCTCCGTTTGGTTGTGGGTTTCCCTTTATATATTTTCTCGCGTGTAAAAGTAGAAAACATGACCCCGTAAGACCCCGTAAACCGCCACTTGTACGGGGTGTACGGGGTCTAGTTTCTAACTTTTTTCACCTGTGATGATGTAGCGGTTGATTTTCCTGTCGGTGTCCGGCCTCCCAAGTTTGACCTGTCCCCTGTCCATTTTTGCCAATCTCGATAGGGCAGAGCCACATGCGCCGTGCCATGAGAAGAGCGCCTTCGCTTGGTCGCGCACCTTGCTGTGGGTGTTGGTGAGGCGTGCTTCGACATCGAGCGCGGTGAGTTCGGCAGGCAAGTCGTGCCAGAGTCCCATGTCCTCGATGGCGATCTCGAGCAGCTCCTCGAGGCGGCGTGCTGGCGAGTGGGAGTCGACCCAGTCGACGAGTTCGGGGTCACGCCATGCGATGACACCGGAGCGGGTGTCGTGCAGGTGGGTTGGCACCTCCCACTGCATGAGGCGATCGGCGAGGGCCGGCAGTTCTTGGCGGATGGCGATCTGCAGTTGCTTCTTGCCTTCGGGGGTGCTGGTGTCGATCGGCAGGGCGATGCGATGGACATGCAGGATGGCTATCTTATCGGAGACATCGGCATCGAGCGGCGGGATGATCTGGAGTGCCTCGGGGGTGTCGTTGCAGCAGAGCATGCAGCACCAGACTGGGCGCACGCTGATCGACGATGAGTGGCGCTTGCGGAGCTGGATCATGTGCGGGTAGATGGATCCCTTGAAGGCGGCCCCGAAGGCGCGTCGGGCGCGGATGTCGGTGTGGCCGGTGCAGTCGTCGATCAGGAGAAACTCGGACCCGACAAGGTCGTCATTCCAAAGGATCCCTCCCGACCATGCCTCGTAGGGGTTGGCGGTGCGCCCACCGAGGAGTTGGGCGACTGTCCATGCGAGCAATGACTTGCCGGAGTTGATTTCACCGGCGAGCACCATCATCGGCGCGGGGATGTGGGTGTAGCTGCGGACGGCTTTGTAGCGGCCGGAGAGCCATGAGATGAAGACATCCATCGCGGTGTCATTGGGGAATGCCTGGCTGATGATGCTGTCGATGAGTGGCGTATCGCCTTCTGCGGGTTGAGGCAGGATCGGTTCGCCGGTGATAAGGATCTGCTGCCCGTTGTTGTCGAGCATGATGCCTTGGCGGTGGCCGGCGATGACACCCGACCATTGGACTGCACCATCGATCTCGCGGTCGTCGATGGCTGCCTTGACGGCTGCGGTCAGCTCCTTGGCCGACTCATGTTCTCCTGCGAGGTGGCGGGTGATGCCAGTGACCACCGGCCCACGCTTGCTGTGGATTGCGTATCCATTGCCTTGGCGGATGAGGTACTTGCCCGATGGCGCGTCGTAGAAGACATCCTCGGGGGCGAATGACTTGCCAGTGGATCCTGCGGGTGGGTTGAGCATCGCGGCGACCCGCTGCTCGATCTGCCAGTCGGGATTGTTGAGTTGGGATGAGAAGACCGCGCGTGCGGCGTCGACGGCCTCGGTCGGTTGGAGGCTGCGGCGCAGGGTGCCATCATACGAGCGGAGGCGCTCGACGGTCTCGTGCTCGGTCATGTCGTTGAGTCGGCACCACCATGCGGCCTGCATGAGCCATGTGTGGATGCCGCTGTGGGGTGGTTCGGGGAATGGCCCGTGCTTGTCGCGCAGGATCAGTCTGCCAGGTGAATTTGATTGGACTGGCTTGAGCAGCGGTTGGCTTTCAGCCACCACCTCGCCGGGATCGAACATAGCGGTGCGGCTCAGGTCGACCCATGCCTCGGGATCCCAGCTCACGAAGCAAAGGCGGCCGGGGTCTTTGCATGCGGTGTCGATGGTGAGGTGGGCTTTGGCGTACTCGGTCTCTGCGAGAATGAAAGCGGCCTTGTGTTGCTCGGGCGTCTGGCATTGCGGGATCCGCGCCACGGCCTTGACGCCATCGCCACTTGGTGAGCGGAAGGCGGCGACCACTCGCGGGTCGGCTTGCAGGATTTCGCGGATCTCTTCGACCGTCCACCCGACATTGTCTTTCGCGTCGAAGTCGAGTTGGAGGAAGCCGGAGTGGGCAAAGCGGCCTTCGGAGATTGCGGCCTTGCGTGCGCCACGGGTGACTTCGCCCGAGATGCTGACTGCTTGCAGCATGCGCTTGGCTTTCGCGTATCCATCCTCGTCATTGGCGGCGAGCATCGCCCGCAGCTCGAGTACTTGATTTTGGAACTCATCCGAGCGGATGGCGTCGATGAGGTCTGCGAGGGTGAGTGATCCGGCTGGGCTGCGTGCCTCGGCTGAGTCATAAAGGTCGATCTTGGTAGGTGCTTCGGTAGTAGTGGTCATGATTTGTTCAGTTGTTGGAGAGCGTTGATGGCGGCGAGCATGCCGCTTTGGGTGTCGGACTTGTCGCGAAGAGCTTCGGCGACTGCGTCATCGATCGTGCCAGGGCAGATCAGTCGGTAGATGAGCGTCTCGGCTGCCTGTCCGGTGCGGATCAGGCGCGCGTTGGTCTGGATGTAGGTCTCGTTGGAGTAGGTGAGCGAGACCCAGACGGCGATCCGGCAGGATGCCTGCATGCCGTCGATGCCGTGGGAAAGTGATCGCGGGTCCGCCACCCATGTCATGATCTCCCCCGCTTGCCATTGCGGTAAGTCCCGCTCGTCAAACATGCGAGCGCCGGCGATGGCCTTGAGCACGCGCTCGGACTCGTGTTTGAACGCACAGAGCACGAGGATCGGCTCGCCCTTGTGGCGGGCTCGGATGGTGCGCAGGGCTTCGAGCTTTGCGCTGTGGACCTCATGCACGGCGCGGTGTTCGTCGTAGACGGCACCGGAGGTGAACTGGAGTAGCTTATTGCAAAGGGTTGCGGCGGTCAGTGCCACCACCTCGCCGCGTTCGAGTTGGACGAGGAGGTCTTTCTGGAGCGCGCGGTACTTGGTCTTGACCGGCGGCGGGAGCACCACCGGCACATCGATGATGCTGGATGCTGGGAGCTCATGGCCGTCGCCCATCAGCACGAGGCAGATGTCGGAGAGCTTCGCGTCGATCTCATCCTTGCCGCCTTGGCGTAGCTTCCATGTATAGCCCATGTAGTCGGCTGCGTAGAACCACTCGTCCTTGAATTTCGAGAATGCGGTGCCGAGGCGCTCGCCATCATCGAGGAGGCGGATCTGAGCGAAGAGGTCGAGGTAGTTGTTAGGGACTGGCGTGCCGGTCAGACCGATGCGGCGCTTGAACTTCGGCAGATGCGCTCGCAGCGCCTTGAAGCGTTTGCTGGTCGGATTCTTCGCGAGGCTAAGCTCGTCGATCACCAGCGTGTCGACTGGGCAATGGCGCGAGCCTTTCGGAAACATCTCGGGCAAGCGGGTTGGTAGCATCTCCGAGTTGATGAGGTAGATGTCGGCTGTGCCTTCATGCCAGGCATCGAGCCCTTGCTTGGTGCGAAGGTTAGCGACCTTCATCCATGCTGAGTGCTTCCATCGGGCGACCTGCGTTGGCCATGTGATCGAGCAGACGCGCAATGGTGCGACGATGAGAGCACCGCGCATCTGACCGATGGTGGCGAGCTGATCGAGAGCGGTCAGCGTCACCACCGTCTTGCCCTTGCCCGGCGGGACAAAAAGGGCGGCACGCTCGTTGTTCACGAGGTGCTCGACCATTGCTGGCTGATAGGCGAAGGGCTTGAAGGTTTCGGTCATTTAGTGAGAAAGATTTGATCGATGAGCCACTTGCCGTCGTCGGCGTCCTCGCAGACCACGGCGATGAACTTTTGGGTTCGCAGGTCGCGCAGCCACCTCTCTTGGAGTGGTGTTGGCTTCCTGCCGGGTGCTTTGAACTCGATGAAGATGACCTTACCCTTGAATAAGAACATCCGGTCGGGTTGGCCTTTCTGGTTCGGGCCTGCCAACTTCATGGCCATGACTCCATGCTTTCGCGCGTAGTCACACACAGCGCGCTCGATTGTCGATTCCCTCACGACAGCACCTTTCCGAGCACATGGTTTATGACATCGAGGCCTTGGCGTGACGGTTTGTAGATGTTGCCATTGGCACTGCTCTCGATTTTCTCAATCAGGCGTTTAGCGCGCAGGCTATTTATCCGGCAGCGGGTAACGCGTGGGTTTTCTTGGGACGCTTTCGCGATCCGCTCGATGGTGGTGCCACCGAGGCTTAGGAAAAGGCACATGGCTTCGCGCACGCCAATCTTGTGATTTGATAGTCTGATGAGTGTTTTTGCAGCGGTAATAGGTTCAATATTCATAGTTCTGGGTACTTGGCTTTGATGTGGATGATCTTCGGTATCATCTTTTCAATGCGTTTGAAGTTCATGAGGTCGTTGTGACAGCTCGGGCAGATCGGTGGCGCGGTGCGGCCTTCTACCGTGTTATTTCTCCGCCATTTCTCGCCGCAGCCTTCGCAGGTGTAGCGGCGTGATGGGAGCTCGGGGCCGAAGATTTGGGTGTAGGTCGTCGAGTCGTTGTCGTGGTCCGGCGACTCGTAGGGATTGTCGTCGTGCGGCCACTTCGACTTCCGGCGGTACAGGCCGTTTCGCACATACTGCTCTTGAAAGTTGGCGAGGTAGATCGTCTCCCACTTGTCCTGCCCCACGTACACCTCGTCGCCATCTTGCAGGCGCTCGCCGCTACGCAGCATGCGGCCATACTCAGGCTTCCACTCAATGCCCTTCGGGTGCCATTCTTCCGGCTCGGTGGTTTCCTTTTTGCGAAACGCGGCCTCGTAATTGTCGCGGTAGGTATCGCCATTGACCGGGCGCGGTGCGTCGCCCTTTCCTGCTTCACTCATGCTTTTTTCTCCTTTCTTCGTTTAGCTCCCAAAGTTTCGTGGCCATCTCGGAGTAATATCTTTCAAGCAGTAAAGCTACCGCATCTTCAGTGGTGGATTCCGTGGTCTGGAAAAACTCACATGGTATCATTGTGCTAATTCGGCCAAGCATTTGACCGTAGTCTTGATTTCTTTCTTCTATGCTCATGAATCCCCTCCTTTCACGGCTTCGAGGGCATCACGCAACTTATTCATGACAAGTGCAGTCGGAGGATGATCTTTCCAGAGTGGAGTTCCCCATCTATCCCATACAGCGTGCGCAACTTCCGCCAACCTGTCGCGTTGCTCTGTCACGGTGGCAAGTTCGCGTTCGAGCCGATCAAGGTCGAAGCTGGAGATTGTGATGTCATGTGTCCTGCTCATGTCAGTTAAGGTGGATTTGGGGTTTTGCGATTTGCTCCTTTAGTCGCTTATTCTCCACGATCAGCGACGACTCGCGCCTCTGCGTTTCCCGTAGCAATCGGCAAAGCGTGGTGACACGCAGGTGCTCGGAGGCTTTGGCCTCGCAGGTGCCGCACTCGTAGTCGTGATCCTCGGGCATCGGCCGCAGGCATGTCGGGCATTCCCATGCCTCGTCGAGGTCTTGGCATTGGTCTTCAAAGTCGGATGTGCTCATAATGTT